ATGCCATGAGGGGTTGATACTATCATGACTTTGGATGTCTTACCAGAAGATATAGTGGGATAAACAGAACTAAAGAATTGTTCTGCTACATTGGCAGGGACATAAGCGAACTCATCCAGAAAAATAATATTGTAAGAACCCCCACGCACAGCACTAGCGCTTGTAGAAGACGCCAATATCTTAGACCCGTTCTCAAGTTCTAAACTCCCTTTGTTCCATGTCATTACTCCTTGTTGTAACCATTTTGGTAAATGTTCATATGCAAGTTGTAGTCTACCTAATAAATCCCTTGCAGTAGCTGCCTTGTTCGCAAGGATTGCTACGTTAACTGTAGGATTGAATAATATATAATGTAGGAGATAAGCAATAATAACAGTTGATTTTCCAGACTGTCTAGGTAATTTACAAATTGTGAAACGATTGTTGTGAAATGTACCCACCATTTCTTTCTGGAAATCATACATGTGAAAAGGGACAAGTCCTTCATCGATATTAATAATCCTTACAAAATGTTGTATGAAGTATATAGGATCTTTCATACATTTAGTATACTCTTCAATCTCTTTTTTTGTCCATTTTTGTTGGACATTTGCTTTTTTGAGATTAGGATTTCCTAAATAAACTGAATTACCCGACATCTGCTTTATCTCCTAAAGGTTTTTTGTCGTGAAGCCACTTATCGACTGGCGGCCTGAAAGCTAAAGAATGTCTTTTTCCTGTTACTTTAGAACGAAGAAGGCCCAATTCTAGAGTAGTATATGCTTCTTTCAATGGTTTTAAATCTTTACTCCACAATTCCATCCAATCTATACCTCTATGTTTTCCTAAAGTGTCTAAATATTCAAATCCTTTCATAAGCCAATATTTTTTTGCTTCCAGCCTCAATTCTGAAACAAAAAGATTAGGACTAATCTCACCAAATTTATAATGAAGAGTATCATCCCATTCAAAATTGTTCGTAGCATCACCTAGGTGATCACCTTCATATCTCTCTATTAACTTTTCTTTAAAAGTTTTTGGTAGATGTCTTATATTCATAAACTCTGGTGATGTAACATATCCTGTAAAAACAACTGGTATTTTATATTTTTTTTCATAATAATATTTTATTTCTGGTAAATCGTTAACATTTAAAAGTTGCACTGTACATGCTATTTGAGATACATGCGGCCATACTTCAATTAAATTATTTTCAAATTCCTCCACATCTATTGGATATCTCATGAAATGTAATTTATCTCCAAAATGATCACAAGAAACAGAAAAATCGACAGCGGCAAATTTTTCAAAAAGATCATATACTGTATAATTTTTATATTCTAATTTTGTTAAATTTGTATTATAATGTAAACGAATATTTTTTGCATCAGCAGCTGAAATATCTTCCATAAGTAATTGCCAATGTTGAGGTATTAATAGTGGTTCTCCTCCTTGTAAATGTAAGCCAGCAATTTTATCTATATTATCTAGAATATCTTTTTTTGTCGCTTGCCATTCTTTGTAACCCATTCTTACTTTAGAAAAAGTGTTTAGATGTAATGATTCATCTGATAACTGCCCTGTGGCAGTTAACTCTTTTATTCTTCCTGTAGAATTAAAAGGGTGGCACGAAATACAACTTAAATTACAATAATTACCAAATGCTCGTAATTTAAGAGTCACCTTTTCAACTTTAGTTGGTGGAGGAATATTACGACCTTGTTTAGCCATCATCAATCTTTTAGAATTACCAACCAACTCTTCTTCATCATAACATATTTTACAAGAATCTATAAGTTCTCCTTTTAACGCCTTTTCTCGTATTTCATCCATTTCTTTTGAAAGAAAAAATTCAAATGGAGTAACCTCTTTTGTTTTAAATTTTTTTTCAAGATGATTATCAGGAGCTCCTAAACAACACACATTATAACAACCTCTATTTTCACTATAAATCTCGTTAAAAAATAAGCCGCAATAAGATTTATTCATTTTTTCCCTTTATCATTTTTTGTAGTTCAGCAGTAGAACCAACAAACAATGCATTAGTTACGTTTTTAGGAGCATTATCTGGAACATCTTTAAGTCTCTTCATTTTCTCTTGTAAGTCTCCAAGTTTTTCAGTAACCTCTGCAACATTTTTGATGAGTTGTCCTGCCACTTCATATGCTCTGGGGTGCTCACCTTCTTTGGCGAGTTCGAGTATGCCGTCAATAGCGACGGAACCCCGTTCAACCAACTTGTAGAAGTTTTCTCTTTGATATTCATAATCTTTCTCCATATCCTCTTCAGGTAGATTTACTTTTACTGGCCATCCAACACCCATTGAAATATTGCCAGGCCTAACTTCATGCTCTATCACCTCTTGTTGTAAAGGGTCTTGCACTACACCTAATTCTTTATCTATTTTTTCATTCATCTTGTTCTCCTGGCCGTATTCTCATTGCAGTAGAATGCATTCTTGTCGGGTTATGATGCGTTCTACTAGTAGTATGAATAAATTTATTTGGCTTGCGAGCCTTCTCCTCAGGCGACCAATTTGCTGGGCCAAAGTTTTGACCAAATTTTTCTTTTAATTTAGTACTTTGTGTTGTATTACAAAATCTTTTACAAACCTCTGGAGCATTATTTTGATCTTCTAAAAGAGTATCATAAAAATTTTTCCACTCTTTAGAAGTCAAAATTTCCATTATACTATCGACGTTAGTTAATTTAAGGTGCTCTTTAAAAAAAATTGATTTAATTTCTTCAGTTTCTAAATCTACCTTACCATTTACTGTCCTATTTTCACGTGGATCGCACCAACAACAAGGCAGTAGATATCCTTGAGCACTATATCCATATCCCTTCCCCGAAAGGCATTTAGGAGTTAATTCTACCATGCCCACGGACCTAATGAACTACTATTTAACCAAACTTCTTCTGCATAATAAGAATTTTTAAGTTTATTTCTTTTATTATATCCCGTCCTTGAAAAATATTTATTACTTATATAATTTTCACTATTAGTAGGTTGATATGGATCATCTTCACCACTCCATCTTGAAGAATACATTATTAAAAAAAGAATATGATTATCCAATGCCATTTTCTTTGCTTGTTCCACATGATTTTCATTATAATTAAAAACAATGTATTGCCACTCGACCTTAATGCCCATAGACACACCCATTTTCATAACCTCAAATAATTTTTCTCCGTCTTGATTTATTCTATATAAACAACTTTCTTCTGGTAAACCATCTATACCAAATCTCCAAACTGCTTCGGGATTTAATTCAAATGCTTTTTTATACCATAATATAGATCTATGAGATGCCGCTGTTGCTACAGTTATATGAGAGGGTGAATATATTGGTAAAACCGATAATTCTAAAAATTCATGGAATTTGGGATGTATAATTGGATCAGAGACTTGTCCACAAAACAAAATTCTCCTAAAATGTTTTAATATTTTTTTAAAATCTGTTATAGAAAGATCATGACCTGGAATTGGTATACCAGCATCTATATATTCTTGCCTTCTACATCGTGGACACATTAAAGTACATCGAGGAGAAATATCTAAATTTATATTCTTTCTAACAAGAGCTTTTGTTTTTTTTTCCTCAACAGTTAAATTTTCATTTTTACCGTCCAACCAATCTTCACGTTGAGATATTATATTTTTTTTGCTAGAGTGGTCCGCCATTCATCTTATCTCTCAATTTATTTACAAATTCCCATAATGTAGATATTTGCTTTCCGTGTATGTCAATCTCTGCACGATGTTTTACGGTTTCTACGTAAGTATCTCTGCGATCTAATTCATTTTTAAGTTGATTTAATTCTCTTTTGTTAGAATTAACATCAGATTGTAGACGTACTGCTACTACAATTGCTCCCAATAAAAATAGAATTTGGTGCCAATATTCTGTGACAATTTCCATTTATCCTCCAAGATCATCCTCTCCAGTTTCGGGATTAAAAGTTTTTGCATCGCTAAAGAATGATGTAGTTTCGTTAAATCCAAAGTCATCATCTGCATCAGCTGATGCAGGAGTTGGTGTTACAGTATATCTTTGCTCACGTTTAGGAGATTGATCAGGTAAATTTGTAAATTGATCCACTTGAACAGTCTTAATAACCTTGGCAGAAGTAACAGGACCATATAGATAAAATTTCGCCGTAAATGATAGTGTGTATATTAATGCTCTTCTTGCTTGAAATTCTCCTTCATAATTATCTTCATAAGCAACACTATTTAATACTAAAGGAACATCTCTCTTTATTCCCATATCTGTCATGTCATTAATTGTTACTGTATAATCTGGTTGAAAGTATGGTAAAATCTGTTCTACTATTTGCAAGGCATCATCAGATTGTTTTGCCATAATATATAAAGTAAATTCTAAATTATAGGGAACAGGCATATACTGTGTGTCTAATTGACTTGCTTTGTCTCCCTTTACCTTTTTCATTCTCTGAACACGGTTTAATTTTCTACCTGAGTCATATGATAAATTTGCTATTTCAAAACCAATTCTGGGTAAGGTTACTGCAACCTGTTTGGTAAGGTCTGCATCCTCTCGTAAACGAACAAGGAATTTCTCTCTTGGACCATACGCAAGAGGAACCTTCATTGTCTGAATAATATTCCCATCATTATCTTTACGAACTAAATGTATATTATTAAATATAGTTCCAAATGCGACAACCACCTTTCGCATAGTTTCGTGATAAAATTGTTGTCCTAACATTATGTACCTCCAGCATCACCAAAAGGATTTCTTTCGGAGAAGTCTAATATGTCATCATCAAGAGAATCAAACAGTTCATTTTGTGTAGTCTTATCAGTGCTCATGTCACCCACTACATAATCTTCATTGAGTAAGTAGGCATCATCACCACTATCTGCTGGATTCTCAAGTATAATACTTTCACCAACACCACTAGAATCATTCTCACCTGTAAGATAATCACCATCTGTCTCTTCTAATAGAAGTCCCTGATCTCCATTTGTACTAATACCAATTTCCATCCTTAGATATTCATTTACAGCAGATGATTGTTCCAAAGTCATTTGAAAACCAAGAGAATCTATAGAAAGGTCTGTCTCTATAGCATCGATAACAGCGATATCTGTATCTATGATCTCAGAACTATATTCAAACAATCTGCAATTTAATTTGTATACTGGATTGTTGTCCAATTGATAAAAGGGATCATCATGGTCTACAAAGTTGATTTGAAACACCTTGTCTAAAGTTGGGTGATATACCAAATCCCCCTCTAAGGGTCTATCAGAATCCGTTGAAGTTGCTTCTGAAATTATAAAACCACTCTCAAATGAACCACTAATATCTACTACCGTACTATCCAAACTTCCTGCCTCTAATAATATAGAACCACTTAAAGTATCTGTACCAGATTCAATCGTAATTTGTTTCGTTAAATCCTGAAACCTTGTTTTACTCACAACAAAAGTAATCTCACTTAGATTCTGTAAACCTAATTGAGACATTAATTCTTTTTCTCCAGCAAATCCCCCCTCAGAATTTTCTACATACATTTCTATTTTTGCTTGCGTGGTAAATTTTGCAAGATCATCTGTGAAAAATAAGGAATCTTCAGCAGTAAGGGTTCGATCTAGATAATATACATCGTGTCCAAAAATCTGAATTGCTTCTGTAACCAAATCAGCATACAGACTTTGTTCGGCAGCGATTGCCGAGGCACCACTAGTATGAAAGAATGAATTGACTGCCATAATTTATCCTATCATATGCATAGGTGGCAGTTCATATGCTAATTGAATTTGCTCTTCAAGTCTTTGCTGTTCCTCTATCGCCTGAGAGTAAATAGTTTCTCCATTCATTGTAACTCCACCCAACATAGCAACACCACCAAATTTGCTGAGATTTGCTCCCCATTGTCGTTTAAGTAGTGTCGTTGTATATCTTTTTAAGAACATATCATCATAGATATCTGTATATGTTGTTGGATCTAATTTTCTCCAGCATTCTACTACAATATAATCAACATCGGCCGTTATATCATTTTCCCAATCCATATCAAGGTAAAGACGATTCTTATGTTCATTAAACCTGATTGGAGTTTCACCTACAAGAATATGTTGAAGATAGTCAAGATGTTTCATTGTCATATCAAAATGAATAACTGATGTAGAAGATAAATCATATAAATCATTTAACCTCAATTGATATCGAATATCAAACATATTGTTGGTTGCTGTTGCTTCAAAAGGAAATACTTGTACAACCGATAAAACAGACTCTGGCAGAGGTATCCAATTGTCCCCCTCTTTCCATGATGCAGTTACACTATTATCTGCTGTATCTGTTGCTGTTTCAGAAGTATCTGATCTAGCACGTGTAACATCTGCTGTTGTAATAAGATGTTTTAAGTACATCTTTTCTACACCATCATAATGGTATTGAGAAAAATATTGTAATGCTTCATCAAGTCGATCATCTGCTTGATCATCAGATACATTGATGTCTATAACACCGTAACCAAGATTTCGTAGGCAATAACTCTTTAATGTTGCTTTTGTTGTTGGAGTAGCCATATTATAATCCTTTTTTTATATTTATGAATCTATTGGTCTGGTTACAATACAATTTGGACCGAATTCAACATCATCTTCTATCCAATCACTTTGTTTCCTAAATCCTATATTTTCATAGGCATATAAAGAATTTTTTCTAGGAAGTGACCAAATTTTATTACACCCACGACTTTTACCTTCTTCAATAACAGCATTAAGTAGGTCTTTTGCTGCTCCTAGTCCTCT